AACAAATTACTATTTTAGACGATTACCAAATTTGGAAGATTATAAGAAAATGAAAATTGCCGTTGTTACCACATTTCACGAAGAAGGTCTTAAAAAATATGCACAAAAAATGATTGATGGCTTCTGTGAAAAATGGCCCCAAGAAATTACCTTGCACATTTATCCGGAAAAATGCAATCCTGCAATTCGAGATCACGATCATATTACCCTAACCGATCTTGACAGTGTTGCTCCACTAACGGCATTCAAAGAACAATGGAAAAATGTTCCAAAAGCCAACGGAGATGTTACTGATGATCCTGTTCGGTCAAAAAGAAAAGATGCAGGGAAAGGATTTAAATGGCACGCTGTTAGATTCGCTCATAAAGTGTATGCTATCACTGACTGTGCAAGGAACACCGATGCAGATATCTTAATTTGGATGGATGCCGATACTATATGCCATAGTCCCATTACTTTAGAACGCATACAACAATTAATTCCTGCAGATAAAGATCTTTGTTTTCTTGGCCGCAAAGGAAAATACACAGAATGCGGATTATATGCTATGAATTTGCGTAGCCCGCTGGTTCATTCTTTTCTAAATGAATTTCAACGAATGTACGACGATGCTGAAAACGGAATTTTTAGACTTGCTGAGTGGCATGATAGTTTTGTATTCGATGCAGTTCGTGCTAAATTTAGAAATTTAAAAGAATTAGATTGGAGCAGTCATTTAATCACTGGAGAAGGGCATCCGTTGATTAACAGTGAATGGGGCGCTTACCTAGACCACCTCAAGGGAGGAAGAAAAAAACTAGGCCGTAGTAAAAAAGAAGATCTCAAAGTAAAAAGAACAGAACAATATTGGCAATGATCAATTTTATATGTGTAGAAGGCACAGATTACGGTGCCAGTGAATTTACTGTTGGCAGTAACGGAAAATTTGTATCTTATTCTGAAATGCACAAGAATATCTCCTTACCTATGTGTTGGGCCGGGTTTTTTAAACCACAATGGTTAGACATCTGTAACAAATACCATTTAAAATTTTATAATTTAGATAGTGGATACTTTGGCAACAACAAAAAGAAAACAATTTTTAGATTAAGTGTTAACAATTTTCAAAATGTTAACACTATTGTAGACAGACCTGCAGATCGATGGGAACAATTTAATATAGACCAATCTTCTTTTAAACATGGGTCTACAATTGTTGTTGTACCTCCTGATAGAAAAATAGTCCATACTCTCAAATTAGGTTCAGAAGACCAATGGATCGACGAAACTGTTCTCAAAATAAAAAAATTTACAGATCGTAAGATTAAAATAAGAAAACGGCCTGGGCCTAGGGCCGATAGAGTAGTTTCAAATACCTTTAAAGATTTTATTAGAGATGACACTTTTTGTGTAGTAGGCTATTCTTCTAATGCGTTAGTTGAAGCAGCAATGCACGATATACCTGTAATTTCTTTAGGTCATTCTGCTACAAAAAGCCTATATAGTTATCAATTAGAGGATATTGAAAAGATAAAGCCTGCTTATCATAGCGATAAACAGGCTTGGCTCAATCATTTAGCTTATTCTCAATTTACTAGAGAAGAATTAATTTCTGGGCTAGCTTGGGAACTTATTAATTAAGTTATTTTCCGCCGTATCTTTCTGCATACGGTCCGGGTCCTAAATATCTTTTTAAAATACCGGTATCTTCAGGACTATTGAGTCCTGTCTTCGGCGCCCAAACAAAATTTCGTTTGCTTTTAACATAGACAGTTTCGTAATCTAATCCTTCTAGTAATTCGCAGCATTTATCTACATCTTCATTGATTTCTATCATTATCCAGGGTCGTTGAGAATTTATTAAATTAGACATTCCTTTAAGGACATCTAATTCCCAACCCTGCGTGTCAATTTTTATCATGTCAACATTTTCTAAATTTTCATCGTCTAATTTCACCACAGGTACTGTGTATGTAGACTTAACTCCTTCTCTACATAACTTGCCGTCACCGCAGTTTTTACCTGCTTGATGAAAATCGGCCTCACCGTTGAAATCTGCTACAGCTTTTGTTCTCAATTCTATTCCGGTAGGAATATTTGATTTGATACATTCGATATTCTGTATACTTGGTTCATACGATATTACTTTTTCAAAATGTAAACGCATTGGCAAACTCCAAATACCGACATTTGCTCCTACATCTACGAAAGTTCTTTTATTTGGTAAATGGTCAATAACTAATTTTCTATATTTGTCTTCGTAGGAAGGATTTTCCATACTCGGGTCATTTTCTAATAATCCACTGACTCGTGTATCATCATCAGGCACCATCCAACCGTTTTTTAAATTTCTCATTTTATTTCCTGTTCGTTAATAATTACTGCACATTGCATTATAACTTTTTCGTTATTATTTTTTTCAATTAGTTCTACTATGTTAATTCCCAAAGATCGTAATTCTTCTATAAATTTAGCCACTCCTGGAAATTTTAAAGGATAAGTGTCGTCAAAAATAATCACCTTGCTATTCTTTACTTGTTCATAATCCCATTTAACTGTAGAGTACGAATGTCCACCATCAATATAAACCATATCAAATATCAACGGACCAATTAGTGTGTTATGTGTCCAACCCTTGACTAAGTTATAAGATTCTAATAATTCATTCTTAACATACTTATCGCATCGTTCTTTGATTACATTGTAAGATGCAGACTCTTTACCATTATGCTCCATTTCATTAGTGATTGGATTCTTTGGGTATTCGAAAGTTGGCCTATCTGCTAATTCAAATGCATCATATCCAGTGTATTCAATTTTATATCCTAAATCTTTAGTCGTCGGTGTTAATGATTTTAATGTCAATCCTTCGTGACAACCAATTTCACAGAATGTTTTTGGTTTGTATTTTTCTATCAGCGGTTTAAAAACCGCATCCCATTTATAATCTTTCATATATATTGTTTAAAAAAGTTCCAAGCTTCACCTGATCTTAGCTCATTAAAATTCCAATGGCACATAGACAATTTTTCAATCCATAATTGTCTATCCGGCATGTTAGGATTTTCAATTTTTGATAGATCAAAATTTGCTACATCTTGGCTCTGACTATATTCTGGATGAGAATCTGTTAAAAATATCGGAATACCTTCAATGGCACTTGCAACACTAGGACTACTATTATATACCACTGTAGCCCAAGCATTTTTAAAATCGTCTAATAATCTTTTATTTTGACTTACTGAGGTATTGGGATGATTAACTTTTAAATAACTTGCTACCTTTTTATCTCCAGGATGGGCTCTTACTATTATGTGTCTAGAACTATATTTTCTGATCTCGTGTATAGTTTGATTAAGCCAATCCATTACAGGTAATCCTCGCATACTCCAGCCACCATTTCTTTGTAGACATAATAAAATATGATTGCCTGTTAATCGATACGGTTTTAATGATATGCCTAAATTTGTACTTAATTTTTTCCATCTAATTGGATCTATGTCTTGATCAAAATAGAATCCTGTAGTAGGAAACACTCCATCAAAGCTGTATCTTAGATAAGTTTTTGTATTTTCAGGATCAGCATATAAAAATAAATTACTGTCACAAATTAAGGATCTTTTTTTATTTTTCTTTTGAAGATTGATTGCATCTTTTCTTAGTTTTAAGTGTGGAAGGTTTTTCCCGTCATCATGTACAAACCCCTGTATGAAGGCAACATCACACGGGATAGCATTCATCCCTCGATGACTAACTCCTGAATCTCCTGCGGCATTAACTCCGTTAATAAAATTATTTAAAATTAAAGGTTTTTCTAGATTATTATTATAAGGAGGAATTCCGCCATAATATGCAACCGCTATTAATTTAGACATGATATTTTCTAATTATGTTTAGTGCTGTGCCGTCCATTAGCTCATCAAAAGTAAATTGACAATAACTTAGCCAAGCTAGCCAGTCTCCTAATGATCCATAATAAAGATCATTTATGTCACACAACTTATTTCGAGTTACCATATTACTAACATGTTTATTTAAGGTTATAGCCGGGACGCCTGCCCAAATAGATTCAACTGCACTGTTAGAATTAATACTAACGGTACAATAATAATCTCCTTGACATAACTGCTGGTAGAGACTAGTTCGTGTTTTTTTATTTGTTTTAGATCTAAATTCTATAGGCCTATCGGTATATTTTCTAAGTTCAGTTGCTACCTGTTGCCCCCAAGACTTCGCTTCAACATGCATAATATTGGCGGCAAACTCTCCAGGCTCTACAATTAAAATAGCAGAACCATCTTTTCGCCAGGGCTGAGGAAAACTCTTAAATACGCCCAGCCTATCTACAGGAGCCACAAAATTTTGATTAAAGTGTAAATGATTTCTTACCAATCTATGCCATTTTTTATTAGGTTCTATAAAATTAGTGTAACCGCTGTCTATAAACCAAAATGGCAAGTTTTTGTCTATTTTATCAACTATAACATTTTCATTTCCTATAGTGTTCCTTAATAAACAATCTTCATTAGCATCTGTAAAATGTTTGCGTCTTATCATCTCTGCAGTAGGATCTATTTGTTGCCCTACTGTTTTTATAAAATAATCAACATTACTTTTGAGATAACGATCTATTACTTGATGTTCGTCAAGACGGTTCAACAAATAATCTATCCGTGTATGAATGTTACGAAAATGATATTTTCTATAGCTAGTTACTACTTCATTGATTTGACTACGCCAATTCACTAGATCTTTAGTGACTCCTTGTCTAATTTTTTGTTTAAATTTATCTCTGTGTTTTTCTATGTTAAATTTAGCATGATTCTTTTTTTCTAAAACATATGCAATAGAATGAGAAACATTAGACTTGTTGGATTCGTCTATTTTAATATGTCTGCATTGATCTTCGAGGTCAATTAGAATACAAAGATAGTTTGCAAGTTCTTTATCGTTTACAAGTAATTTCATTTGAAGTTTTTGGTTAATAATTTCTGTGCAGTTCCGTTGATTATCTCTTCGGCCGTAAATTGACCGTAGGCCAACGAAGAACAATGTTGTTGCACTACTGTTTCGTCTGGATAGAATGGCGTTGCGATCTTTGTTAAATTAGTTGACGCTAGCGGAGATGCAGCACACGGTACTGCTACAAACGCAGGTACCCCATAGGCAATAGATTCAATAGCGGCAATGCTATTAAATGTTACAGTAGCAAACACTCCCTGATCTAGTGCATCAAATATTGAATTATGTTGTCGTGCAGATCTACTGCCTTTTTCTCTAATAACAATTTCCATATCTGTATATTTTTTTATAGTTTCTATTGTTTCTGTCAGCCAAGGTCGTTCATTGTTAATATATGGATTGGTATCGTATCCGTAAAAAATACAAGATTTTCTATTGGGCACGATTATTAAAATTTTGTTACCTTTTTTCTTCCAACCTTTCCATTGATATCTAGGATCAATTTTACAAATCTGTTGCCATCGGTCGCCAGGACGATTCTCTACCCAATGTTGTTGCACATCATTTTTAACTATTCTATGAAATAGTTTTTTACCGCCAGGATTACCGGGACTTATAAAATTTCCAAAATATCCAGTGTCTATATAATAGAACGCTGTTTTCTCTTGCCAATGTCTTAGTATATGTTTTCTTTTAACTATTCCTCTATAAACATCAATGCCAGGCACGGTTTGTCTAAAAAAATCTTCTAAACTTTCATCCATTTAATAACATCTCCATTGCTTGACCGCTTTTTAATTCATTTGTATGAAATTGTCCATAGGCTAAATGACAGGCCCATGCATGTAATTTATCGTTGTCTGCATAGTACGGTTCATTTATTTTAGATATGTCTTGTAAGGACACAGGACTTGCAGCATTGGGGGCTAGAGTAAATGCCGGTATACCATAGAAGATACTTTCTATAGCCGCAACACTATTAAAAGTTACTAGTGCAAAAACATCTTGATCTAATGCTTGTTGAAGAGTGTCGTTAGCAATTCTATCAATTCGTTTTGGTGCTCGTTCTCTAACTACCACAGGCCTATCTGTATATTTCTTGATAGTTTCTACTGTTTGTTTAACCCATTCATCTTTATCAACCCCGTAAAATTTACAAGGCTTTTCATCTGGTGCTGCTATCAATATTTTTCGGCCGTCGGTTTTCCATGGGGTAAATTTTTTATTAAACTGTTTAAATCTGTCATTGGGACGAGATATAATTTCACTGTGTTGTAAATTGTTTTTTACTATTCGATGCCAGTGCTTCCATCCGTTTGGGTTCGCTGATGATCTTTCATTACCAAAATATCCAGTGTCCATATAATAAAATGTTCTATTGTCTTTCCAGCATCGTTTCATAATTTTATGTTTAAGTATGCCTCTAAGTACAATGGAATCAGTTGACGATTCGTAGACAAAGTCGTCTGTAGAAATGGGCGGAGTGTTACATCCTCTTGCAAAAAGATTTATAAAATCATCTTCGCCCTCTTTACTTAAAAATATCATAGGCCATGCTGTAGACAATGATCTACATAAATTTTTTCTCTATGCCACTCGTTGGCAAAATCTCCTTGGTTTGAAAATTCATGAAAACAAGGTGTTCCTAGAGTATAGTGAATTAATTTTGCTTGAGGGTTCCACTGGTATTCGATATCTAGCCAATTCCATTCCGCCGGAAGTTCACCGACTAACTTGTCATCTAACCAGGTAAATCTGTGTACCTGGGCTCCTGTGGCATTTTGTATAAATGCTGGAGTGACTACAGCATTAGCAGGATGTCCGCAATTCCAAAGGATTACACTACTCCAATTTTTACACGGATAGTCTTCGTTCTTAGCCCCAAGATACTTTTCAGACATTTTAGTTTTATAGTCGTGTTTAACAACCATGACTGCTTTTGAATCATCTCTTAATGCCCATAGCTTTTCAATATCGTCACGCAGTAACATATCACCATCTATGAATATTGCCCAACCCTTATATTCCATAAGGTGCGGCACAAGGAATCGACTGTAGATAAAATGATTACTACCGTCGGTGTGTTTTTCTTCGTAGCCTTTTAATATATTCAATGCCAGCGGATTAATACTTACTGGGTGACTGGAATGTCTAATAATACTATTTGAGCACACATGGTACGCTATGGCTTCTCGGGGATCGTAACCGATAAAAATTGGAATCATCGTCTTTCTATATCCTCTTCAACGCATTGTTCGCCGTATTGTATTTCTACAATTTTACAAGGAACTTCAAACGGATTGGTTAGTTGATGCCATTCAGTTACTGGAATTTTAAATTCCTGATGTTTAACTAAATGTTTAGCCGGTAAAGCGTATCCGTTAGGCATCATTGAGTTAACAACACATTCTCCATGTGTTACTAACCAGTACTCTGATCTAAGTTGATGTCGTTGCATACTTAGACTCTTACCAGGATTAACAGTGAGTTCTTTAACTTTGCAACCAACAACATCATGAAGTACACGATAGTATCCCCATTGGCGTTCTGTTTTAGGAGCTTTCCATTCTTGTAAAATCCAACTGCTGGAATTTTTTTTGTCCTCGCCACCAACAGCAAATACAAAATCTAAATGTAGCATTTCTTCAAGAAGATCCATTTCTGGAATATTTTCTTTAGTGCGGTCACCTCCATTGGCAAAGATTATTTGCGCAGTTGGGTGTATTTCTCTAACTTTTCTAATAGCACCCTTAGCACTATTATCGCTGTCATCAAAGTTAATAACTCTGTCGACATTATGAAGTGCTGCAATGATAGTTGCTCGTTCTTCCCAGGGCATGAATTCTTGCCCTTTCTTTCGACGCAGCCAATCGTCAGAGTTAACACCAACAATTAGCGAATCGCCGAGTTCTCTAGCTGCGTTGATATAGGCAATATGCCCAGAATGAAGGGGGTCGAAACCCCCTGTGATTAGTACAATGCGTTTCATGCAGATATTTATCTACGCATATTATACAGTATTTAAAGACTGGCGTCTTCTAATCCAGATACTCGTAATTTGACAATGTTACTTAGATGCCATTGTTTTTGATCAAGTGCTTTGATAATGCCCAACCACTTGTTGCGCAATAAGGCAAAGTCGTTGATGATCTTTTCAAAATCTACAACATCAGCTTCACCTTCTACAAACTTTTCACAGTCTCTAGAAGATAAAGCTCGTTGATAGTTTTCTAAATATTTACGAAAATGTTGACTACGAAGTCTACGAAGTTCAATGTTTAAGTATTCAAGGATGCCTTCAATTTCTTGAAGTTGATTAAAGCGTTCTTCTACAATACCGGGCATTTGCGAACTTGCCTTCTCGATATTTCCTGCTATGCGGACATCTTGTTTTGCTTTGATTAACTCAGCTTCATAATAGGCCACAGCATTTGGAATATTGCTTATATCTCTACTAACCTTGTCATACCAATTCATTTATTCCTCATCTTCGTAATACTCTGGGTCTTCATCGTCAATGTCTTCGCCGTCGATTGCATAGTTAATAGCATCGTCGAGATATCCGTCAACTCCCAATAGACTTTGCAGAACACTTTCTTTAATGCCATAGTCTAACAATGTATTAACAAAGTCAGCGGCAAGATCTTTACGATGTTTCTCCGGAATGTGTTCAATGACCAAGGTCCAAATATCTGCGATTAAATCTTCTTTCATTCAGTAATCTCCGTTTCAGGTTCAACATTAGTAGTTATCTCTGAAACGGAGATTTCGCCATGTTTTGAAATATCTTCCATAGCAATATCTAGTCCATTCTTTTCATTCTTTTCCCAAGCCTTGCGGAACTGCTTGATAATCTCACCGTCTTTGGTTGTGTAGACAAGGCTGTTACCTTCTTTCTTGAGCATGCCTTTAGCTTCAAACAGGTCGACTAATCCACTATATGGACTCATACCTGTTTCATAAGGAATCTCAACCTGTACACTTTCAAACGGTTTTGCATAACGGGTTTTCATGATCTTACAGGCTGCACGAATACCTTGAACCGTTGTAGTCTTGTTGCCATCTGCATCAAGTTTTAATTTTAATTTGCGCATAGCGACTACAATAGAACTTGCATAGATAAAACCTTGACCGCCTGAAATTTTATCATCTGGATCGAACATGTCCTGACTAGCGTATGTGTGATTGGTACATACCATACCAATGTTGTAAGCACCGAACATATTAACACAATTACGAACCAGTGCTGTCAATGCCTTAGGCTTACGGCCCATGTCACCTTTCATATCACCTGCCTGGAATTGATTGACATCAGTAGGAGTCAATAACATACCTAAGCTGTCTATGATAAACAATATCTTGGGGCGATCTGCTTCATCCATTGTTTTATATTCTGCGATGAACTCTGTGATAGTCTTTGCCACATCATCGATCATGGCCATGTTAAGTTTCAACAACTTATCTGGACTTGTATCAACACCAAGAGCGTGTAGCCATTTTTCGTCAAGTGCATTTTCTGTATCAATCAAGATAGGATAAATGCCAGCTTTCTGTGCGTTTGCTACAAGGTTACCTGAACAGATAAATGATTTGCCTGCACCACTTTCACCAGCAAACACGGTGACTTTGCCTAGTGGAATACCTCGATCAAAGTATCCACTGATGAGATAATTTAATGCGTAGTTGTTTGTACTGACCCAGTCTGTTGGGTCGTTGAAGCCAATACTTAAACCGTCGATAGATTTAGTGATTGACTTTCTAAATTTACTAATATCAAATGCTTTTGCCATATTAATTATCCAAGTCCATTTCGCCAGCTTCTTTAAC